CTGATCCGCGAGGAGCGTCCGATGGTCTGCACGGCGCAGCCGTTGACGTTGCCCGAGGCGAACACCGCTGTCGGGATGCCGGAGATGTAGGCCCGGAAACTGACGGCGGTCGCCAGCGTGACGTGCGCGGTCAGCAGGAACAGCCCGCCACCGGCGGGGATCGTGTACAGCCCGGTCGCCGCGCTCCAGACCCCGCCGAGCGCGTTGACCAGCACAGTGTCGAACTTCACCGTCGCCGATGCCGCGACCGCGACCGCACCGACGGCCCGGTTCGTCGCGCGGAAGCTGGCCATGTTCTGCGTCGGCTGCCCGAGCATGTAGGCGCGGATCGCGTTGAGCTGGTTGTCGGTCTTGGTGTGCAGGTCGGCGGCGGTTTCCAGCACCGAACGTGGGTTGGTCGGGTGCCCGAACTGGTCGGGCAGCGGCACCGCCGGGTAGGTCATCGGTCAGTATCCGATCATCACGATGGTCATATAGCACACCGCACGGCTGGCGATGTTGCCGGCGGTGGCGAGGGCTCCACGCATCCGCAACGCGAGGGTGTCCCCGGCCTGCATGTTGTCGGTGATATCGAGGTCTTGCCCGTACGTGGCGGCGGTGCCCATCGCGCCGGAGAACACGATCGGGTTCTGCGGGCCGCGCAGCGCGGTGATCTCCAAGATGCCGGCCACGGCGCTGGCCTGCGACCAGCCGGCCTGGATGACGTACAGCCCGTTCTTCTGGATGACGTAGCGCTTGTTGACGCTGTCCCAGCCGGGGCCGCCACCGGACCAGGCGTTGGAGGTGTCCTCGACGATCGTGGTGAAGTCGATGTTGGTGTCCAGCGCGGCTGGGCTGACCGCAGCGCGGGCGCGGAAGTGGGCGAAGTCCTGCCCCCACAGGCTGATCACGTTGCCCATGGCGTTCAGCGGGGTGTCGATCCGGTTGTGCATGTCCGTCTCGTTGACGAACCCGGCCGCCCACTGGTTGGGCAGCGGCACGACGGGATAGGTCATCGCTGCCTCCTCAGATATAGGTCGTCGAGTCGAGTTCGGAGCGGCCGGCGACGCCGAGTATCCAGCCGCGTGGGCGCCCGATCAGGCGGGCGGTGATGTCCTGGGTGAACCCGCCGTCGGGGCTGACGTTGGGGTGGATCGCGGTCAGGATGACATCGTCGAGCATGGTGGCCGGCGGCACGGCCGGCTTGCCGACGGCGGCCAGTTCGCCCTTGTCCTGCACCGTGACCCGGTCCCCGAGCTGGAGCGAGGCGTCGCCGACGATGGTGAAGGTGACGAACTGCGGGCGGGGCACGACGTAGTCGGCCAGCACGTCCTCGCACAGGGTCTGCACGGTGGGCTGATCCTGACGCCACTGCGAGTCGGGCAGGTTGATCGCGGGTAGTCCAGCGCCGTAGACGGCGGACACGGTGACCGACTGCGCGCCAGCAGCGGCAAGCGCGGCCCCGGCATTCAGCGGATAGCCCACCAGCCACAGCGAGGCGGTGCCGGCTGGCATGTCGGTGTACAGCGATGGGCTGACGATGTAGGTGATGTGGTTGGCCGGGTTGGTGATGACGATCTTCACCGTCGTTGCCGAGAGCTGCGTCATCACGCAGTTCAGGGTGTCGGTGTCGGGGCCGGTGCCGTCCGGTTTGGTGTTGCCCCGGTAGGAGTTCAGCGGACCGACCTGTGCCGTCGGGACCTGGTTGTTGATCAGGATGCTCGCGCCGGTTGGGACGAACGCGGTGGGGCCGGTGAGCGTCGCGAAGATCGTCAGCGTGCCCCTGGCCGGCACCACGTAGGTCTCGGCGGCCTGCCACACGATCGCCAGCGGCTGGATCGCGTACGGCGTGACCGAGGCGTTGATGGTGCGTCCCCGGTTGGCCTCGATCGTCTCGCTCGCCAGCGCCTTGATCGCGGTCAGCGAGGTCACCACCCGCCCGGGCACGGTCGGCACGTTGCGGCGGTTCTTGAACCGGAAGATCAGGTCTTCGTCGAAGCCGAGCGTGGCCAGCTCGGCGTCGGCGATCTGCTGGAGCAGCCCCCAGGCGTCGGTGACGTCTTGGATGGCGGGGGTGGCGGTCATCAGGTTGAGCGACCCGTCCAGGAACGCGTTCGGGGTGAACACCGTCGGGTTGGGCGACGGGTCGTCGACGCTGATCTGCCACGTGTCGATCGGGAAGTTGTAGAACGCTTCGGCCTCGACCTGCTTGCCGTCGCGGACATAGTTGCCCAGCGCGACCAGGTTGAACGCCGTCGGGCCGGCGCCGTCGAGCCAGATCTGCACCGTGGCCGTGTTGGCGCCCGTCCAGGTGATCACGATGGTGACCTGATGCCAGCCCGGGCCGCCCGCTGTCACCGCCGAACCGGACACCACGGCAGCCGCGTTGTTGCGTTTGATGCTCACCGACACTGAGAGCTGCGGGCCGGCCGCCGGGACGATGTCGATCTCGATCCGGTCCTGGATGAGCCCGGTGTCGGTCTCATTGATGAACAGGAACGCGCCACTGCCGTTGGGTACCGGGTCCAGGTAGACCCAGCCCTCGAAGCGGATCGAGTGCGCACCGCCGAATGGCACCGGGGAGGTCACCGCCGACACGACGTCGGCCTGGAGCGGCACCGCGCCGGCCCACTTGCCGGGCACCCAGGTCGGCGGGGTGTTGGTCTGGGTCTGCGCGGACGCTGCGAACACGATCGAGGTCGGCGAGGGGAGCTGCACCCACAGCGACCCGTGCCACGTTGCGTAGAACACGGCGCTCGGGCGGGGCTGCGGCGCGGCGTAGATGCCGTTCGCGTTCAGGATGTACTCGATGAACGGCAGCGACGACAGGCCCGGCGCGGCCTGGTAGTACGTCGTCGCGGACAGCATCAGTGGCAGGACCGGGACGTTGGACAGCAGCGGCCGATAGTCCAGCAGCGACAGGGTCACCACGCCGGAGTCGCGGTCGATCGCGCAGCCGTCGACGTAGCCGGTCATGATCGTGTACGTCTCGGGGACGAGCACGCCGCGCAGCCACAGGCCCTGCTGGACCACGACGCGGGCACCGGCGATACCCGTCCAGTCGAAGTCGTACAGCGGACTCGACGGTGACCAGGGGTCGAATAGCGCCATCATCGAACCGGTTGGATCCTTCACCGCCCCGCCCAGGGTGAGGGTGGCGCTACGGGTCGGATAGCCGGCGATCAGCCTGGTACCGCTGGGGGCATCGGTGGTCAGGTCCGCTTGCCCGGTGACGGCCAGGGCCAGCTTCGAGAAGTCGGTGGGCGCGCCCGCCACCCCGGCTGGCCACACGATCGAGACGACCGTGGCCGGGCGCGTCTCGGACTTGCCGATCGCGGCGGCGTAGGCCGGGGTGACGGTCCTCATTCGGCCTCGACCAGGCTCAGCACGTGCGAGCGGCGTGCGTACATCCGGTCGGAGTTGGCGGCCATCGTGCCGTAGGGCAGCAGCTTCGGCACGCCGAGCCCGAGCACCCACGGCGCGAGCAGCGTCGCGGTCGGCCCGGCGCCGGCCGGATCGACAACACCGCTGGCCTGCTGGATGTCCGGCGCTGAGACGTAGACGTGCGGCGGCGCAGCGGACAGCGCCTTGAGCGCGAGCCCGTAGGTGACAGCCCCGGCCGGCACCGATGCGGGCACCAGCGGGGCGCCGAAGCGCTGCCACGCGGTGGTGACGGCGGCCGAGGCCACCAGCGAAACCGTGCCTAGCGAGGCGCCGTTGATGTCGGTGAAGTAGGCCAGGAGCTGCACGTTGGTGTTCGCGGTGGCCCGTAGCCACGTCGCGGCGGTGAACGGCTCGGCGAGGTTCACCGGCGGCGCCCCAGCTTCGGTGATGTTCGCCGCTGTGGCGTTCATCCACAGGAAGCTGTTCTGGACGGTGGTCCAGTCCTGCACCCCGCACAGCGGGGCCAGCGGCGGTGGGGTGATCGCGGCAGCAGCGAACGCGACCGCGCCACCGGCCGAGACGACGAACCCGGCCGACGTCGCGTCGATCTGGCCCCCGCCGGAGATGTGCGCCGGCAGCAGGTTCCGAAACGCCGGGTCGATCAGGTAGTACGGGCCGGGGCCGAGCATCCCCGCGAAGATCGACGTGACGAGGTCGGCCTGGTCCCAGGTCCGCTGGCTGAAATCCAGCTCGTACAGGCGGCGCGTCTTGCCGAGCCGCTGCACCGCGTGCGGGCCACCAACCAGCCCGTGGTCGACCTTGCCCTGGTCGAGGGTGACCTTCACCCCGGCGTCGGGCATCGTCAGCAGCCGCAGGTTGCCGGCCGGGCCGAGGTAGAACTGCTTGAGCTGCGGGCTGCACAGCAGGGGGCTGCTCATGTCCACCGTCCGTTGCGCAGGTTGCGGGTGTTGACCACGGCGGTGAGCTTCTGCCCGTCCACGGACAGCTCGTGGCTGGCCATGATGGCAGCGATCAGCCGGTCGATCTGGTCGTCGGTGAACGTGCCGGCTTCACCGCCGTCGCTGCCCCGGGCCTTGCCCATCGCGGCGGCGAGCAGGTCAACAGTCTTGGGTGAATCCAGCGGCGCGACCAGCTCCTTGCCTGAGGGGTTGTCGCCGAGCACGGCCATCATCTGCCCGTCGACCAGGCCACCGGTGGCCAGGCGCGGGATCAGGGTCTGCCCGCCGATGTGGACGTAGTGGCCGAACGCGCCGATCTTGATGCGGGGCACTGTCAGGGGCAGCCCGAGCAGGTCGTTGATGCCGTTCTTCAACGCCTCGACCAGGCCCCGAGCGAGGTCGGCCGCACCGGAGGCCACCGACTTGAGCCCGTTCCACAGCCCGGTCATCAGCGACTTGCCGGCGGACAGCATCCGGCCGGCGACGGCGCCGATCTTGCCGGGCAGCGACGCCACGGCCGACACGATGTTGCCGACCCACCCGAGCACGGCGTGGTAGGTGGAGGAGGCCCAGCGGCTGATCGTCGAGGCGACAGCCGACCAGGCCCGCGACACGAACCCGGAGATCTGGCTCCAGTGCTGCCAGATGAGCAGCGGGATGCCGATGAACGGCGCGAGCACCGCGAGCGCGGCCGGCCCCCACTTCTTGATGAACCCGTACACGGCGTTCCAGGCCCGGGTGACGAAGGTGATGATCTGCGACCAGTGCTGCCAGATCAGCAGCGGGATGCCCAGCACCGGGAAAAAGATCG